ACGTTGCCGGATGATGAATGTGGTAACAGTGCTAAAGAAGAATTGCAGGCAGCATTCCCGTATCTGACAATCGAAGATTACGGTACACCTGGTGGATGTCAACACAAATTCAAAACAACGGTCGTTACTAACATGGTTTGCGACGAATGCGATAAAATTTTCAAAGACTTCTTCGTATCTAAAGCTCCCGAATCTTATCGTGGACGTAACTGGAAGCGTTTGGGTGCCGTAGCAGGAGATCAGTCCATTATCGCCGATCCGATTCCTAAGAACTGCAAATGCGGTATCTTGTTCCGTGGTATTGACTACATGATTTCTCCGTCCGACTGTTTGATTGACCGTCTGACATTCCAAGAAGGATCTGTTCGTATTGCTGTAAATGGCGGTTATCCGGATGAACAGCGCGAGGCTATCAGCACGTACTTCAACCCGATCTATACCGAATACAAACAGCACTGGGCTCCGCGTACTCACCTCGGCGCTGAATTGCTGGATAAAGAACGCGAACAACGTATGTTCTTCGACTTCCGTAAGACTCACCAGGAACTTATGGAACGGATGTTTACCAACGAAGAAACTCGCTTAGATCTGTTGGCTCCGTATGCTGATTATTCAGTAACGCTGAAGCCGGCACGTTACTCTAACGGTTTCGGTAGAGTAATCGATGATCACATTACAGTACACTTCCATGTACCGTATGGCGCTCACGAAGGTATTCAAGACCTTATGGACTTGTTAGCTGCTTCGGCAAATATCAAGCCCTGCAAGATTTGATTTTCCTTTTTTCTATATATCCCAAGGGGGAGGAGGCTGGTCCTCCACCCCCCTTTTTGTAATAAAACAATTTGAAATAGATCGATTTCATATGAACGGCGTGGATTCTTTAGTTGGTGCCTTAGGTAGGGGCATTGACAAAATAACCAACATAGTTGGAAAATGGGGTTCCTCCCAACCGGTAGATGACAGCAAATCCGGTATAAAAATAGGGGACAAAATCTACCAGGTGGTTGTGTCCTTAAATGGCTGTTATTGGTATCTTGACGAAGAAGGCAAGAAGCATCCTGTTTCTGGTATTCCTGCTACAACAGAATGGGAGTGGATTAATATAGCTGAGAAAGTTATCAAAGATTTCAAAACCTGTTACCGTACACCTGGTGGAAAGGTTGAAGTATGGAGTTGGTATCTTCTTAACGATCAGATGGATGTTCTTAAAGAAACCCATAGAATTACCGACAGTACCGATATGGATAATCCGGTAGGTAAAGTTCTTGCTAAAATACCGGACGAATGGGTTATGATCGACTGTGATCTTCCTGATATGACAGAACGCGACATTACGTTCGTCAACAGATGTTATAAAACTCCGGATGGTAAGGTTGAAATAGAAGGATTAGAAGCCATAGATGATAAGATAAATATCAGGGAATCTATTTATACCGTTATTCAATCGACGGACGATAATTTCCCTGCCAGCCATGTTTTCAGGCTAATTCCGGAAAATTGGGTTAGAATGGTTTGTGACTTTCCTGACATGACAGAGCGAGACGTAACTTACGTTCTTGAATGTTACACTACTAAAAAGGGGAAAGTGCAAGTAGAAGGTTTGGTGGCCATAGATAACATTCTTGGAGCCAGGGAAAAGGTTTATACCGTCCTTCAGTCTACCGATCCTGATATTAAGGTAGGGGCCGTGCTGGATTCCATTCCAGAAGATTGGGTGAGGATGGTATGTGATTTTCCTGACATGACGGACCGGGAAATTGTTGAAGTAGACGAATGCTACAAGACAGATGGTGGTAAGGTCAATATAAAAGGTTATCAAGCTGTTGATGCCGTTCTTGGCGTAAGGGAACAGTATTATTATATTGTTAAGACAACGGACGCCGCCTATCCTCAGTGGACAAGAATAGATAAGATACCTAACGAATGGACGAAAACCGAATGCGACTTCCCTGATCTTACAGAAAGACATATTATGTCTGTAGATGAATGTTATACTACTCCTGGTGGTAAAATACATCTTGGTGGATACAGGTCGGTAGATAGCATAATAGGAGTCCGGGATGAGTATCTTATTGTTTTAGAAACGACCGACCCTGATATACAAAGAGGCGCCACATTCAGCAAAATACAAGAAGGATGGCAGCGTATTGTTTGTGATTTCCCTGATGCTACTACATCTGACACAGAAATAGTAGAAAACTGTTATAAGACGGAAAAAGGCAAGGTTCAGATCCGGACATATATAACAATGGACGGATACGGAAATACAAGGGAATTGAAACATATGGTGCTTAAAACAACCGATCCTGATTACAATATCGGATCCAATATCGATCAGATACCGGTAGGTTGGTTAAGTATCGAGTGCGATTTTGCGTCTGCTACACAGCGTCATATAAGACAGGTGAAAAACTGCTACGTTTCTGATGCAGGGAGCATTTACGTTGAGGGAGAAATCGTTTACGACAATGACCTTGACGTGGACAAGATGGAGCTGACGGTCATGGAAAGCACTGACCCGGCGATAGCCGTAGGGACGGAGCTGGCGGCTATTCCCTCTGGCTACGTGAGAACAGTTTGTAGATGTAATTGTTGCAACCACTAAATCTTATTATTATGAGCTGTAACGAATATTTTTTAGTAACACTGGGGTCTAAACCGACTCCAGTTCGTCATAAATACACGAATTTAACAGACGAATGGTATGGTCCTGATGGCGTTAAGTACGAGGATCCTGATACGATAACTAAGATCGAAGAACAAGCTACAGATAAGAATCGTATAGGGGATAACACCTTATATCAGAAACTTATTGAAATACATTCTCAAGGAGAGTCAATAAAATCGGACATCGGAGACATAGGTTCGGTATTAGATTACATAAATGGGGAGGAAGTGTAATGGGAACCATATCAGATAAGTTAATGAGGATCATAAATACCAAGGAGGATATAAGGCGAGCCCTTATATCCAAAGGGTATGATGTACCTACTTCCATGCCTTTTAAAGAGTATGCGAAAATGATATTAGATTTACCATGTAATGCTGATTCTTTCCCAGATATAGAAGGAATTGTAGCTCGTTATTCAGCATTAGGTCTCACTAATGAGCAGATGGCTACCAATCCTGTATGGGTTGATAAGACGGGTAATGGGCATGATTTGCAAATGAAGAACTTTGCTTGGAGTGGAATGTCCGGGGTTGGCGGGTATGAAATGAATTTCAATTTATGGACAAACAATGTTCCAAGCATTTCAGATATTTCTATGTCTAAGACGACCACCTCAGTTAGTGTAAGTGTTGGAAATTCCGCTGCTTATAATAACAATCTTATTTATATTCATATGAATAATTGGGATATAAATAAGAATCACTGGTTAAAGGTCACATCTACTTATGAAGATGGAGATCTCGTCTTTAAATTTTATAATGATAATAATAGTAAAAATATTGAATTGCCAGCTAACGGCTATGTAAACATACCTGCATATCCTGAATTTAAAGGCAATTATATGTATATCTCAACTACATCTAATAAGCAAGGTTCATTTACCATCGAACAACTTCCCCTCTACCCCGGTGCACTCGTTTTTGACGGAGTAGATGATTACGGTACCTGTGATAACTTCCCTATTTTGACTAAGGAAAAGGGATATACGGTTGTGGCGTTGAGACAATATTTATTTAATGCAACAGATAAAATTAGGTCTTTGGTCACAAATGCTCCTAGTTCTATAGTATCACGTTCTACCTTAACATTTGAATTAATAGATTTAAAAGGAGAGAAAATAAATTTTTTATTTGGAAAAGGTAATCTGGTAAGCGATTTTGAGCCAAATGTGTTTTCTTATATGACGAGTAAGTCTTATAATGGGAAAACCATCACCCCTGGAGATGTCACAGAATCCAATGAAAGGATTTTAGTTGGAAATTTTTCTGAAAATGGGAAATATGGGAGTAATGTTGCTATCTGGGAACTTGTATTTCTCGACCACGATGCCACCGAAGAAGAACTGACCAAGATCAAAGACTACTTCGTCAAAACTTATCCTTGGCTCTTCCCCGATCAAGCATGGACAGTGGTAGGCAAAACCAACGAGGACGAAGATCGTGCTACTATTGCTAACATTACAGGCAATGGTAATAATCTTGTGCTGTCGAATTTTGGGTTTGCAGAAGGGAGTGGGTATGGGTTGTATTATCAATATTTTGGTAATGAATTTAAGGCAACCAATGGAGAAATAGAAGGTGGAGGATGGAATATTATTGATAACTATAATATTTCTCATGATAAACGAATACCTATTAATTCTATTGGTAAGTGTTTTTGGGGTAATAAAGCGTTAGTAAATGGTATTAAACTACGGTTTAAACTTACTGGCATGACAGAAGGTGATGTTCTTGCTTTTGGTTATGCCGCTACATATGATCTCACATATACATCCGATGGAATCTATGCCATAGATTTACCTCCTGTTGATAAGCCATATGGGTTTTCATTGCAATCTTCTTTAACAGAAAATCTTCCAACCACCCCAGTTACCATAGAACTCTTACCATTTGAATACGAAGGCTATCTAGTTACTGATGGGGTGGATGATAAAGCGGTTAGTAAACAGTTTAAATTTGGCGAAAACTTTACTGTTATATTAGATTTTAAATTCCCCGTTAAAAAGATATCTTATTGTGGTTTTGATTTATCATCAAAGGTTAGAATCCAAAATCTTCAAGGTAGTGGTGTGTATGTCGTATTAAAGGGAAATAAAACCTTG